TTACCGAGGCTGGTCCGTCTCGGGTCCGTCCGAGAGTCCGAAGACACCCTCAACCGCGGCCCAGATCCGACCCTCGTCCGACGGCCACAGATGCGAGTAGGTCGCCAGCGTCTCGGACGGGTCCTTGTGCCCCAGTCGGTCCGCGACCGCGCGCGGCGACGCGCCCTGGGCGATGAGCAGCGACGCGTGGAAGTGCCGCAGGTCGTGCCACCCCGACCGGTCCGGCAAGTCCATGCCGGCTGTCGCCTTGTCCCAGGCGTACTGCAACTGCTGCCGTCGCAGCGGCGCCCCGCGCAGCCCCGAGAACACCAGACCCTCCGGACCCCGGGTCCCCATCTCGATCTGCTCGAGCAGCACCTTCTCGATCGACGGCGACAGCGACACCCACCGGTAGGACGCCTTCGTCTTCAGCGGCCCCCAGACCACCTTCGACGCGCTCGTGCCCGGGGCGAGCTGGCGGTCCAGGTGCACCTTGCCCGGCTTCACCCGGTCCAGCGTGATCGAGCGCCACTCCCCCGGCCGCATCCCCGTACCCGCCGCGAACACCGCCGCCCGGCGCAGGTGCGCCGGCGCGCGCTCCCCCACCGTCATCACCTGCTCGACGGTCATGGGCGCGATCAGCTTGTGGTCCGCCTTCGGCAGCCGGACACCCTTGCACGGCGAGACGACGATGAGCCGCTCGTCGAGCGCAGCATTGAAGACCGCGCGGACGTACACGAACGACAGCGCGATCGTCGCCGGCGCCAGGCCGCGCCGCGCGAGGGCGGCGACCATGTCCTGGACATCGCCCTTCGTGATGCGCTGCAGCGGCTTGTGGCCGAACGCGTCGTAGGCGTCCAGGCGCAGTCGCCGCTCGGCGGTCTCAGCCGTGCCGGGCTCGTGCTGCAGCTGCCGGCCGAGCCACGTGCGCGCATGCTGCTCGAAGGTCACGGCACTTTCGGCGACATAGGTGCCGGCGCGCATCGAGGTGTCGACGGTTGCGAGGTGCGCCTCGGCGGCGTCCTTCGTCGCGAACGCGGCCGTCTTCTCGCCACCGTCGGGCTCGATCCACGAGGCGAGCCACCGCTTGCCGCGGCCCCACCGCTCGGTGCGGACCCGTCGGCCTCGGTCGCCCGGGCGGGTCCACCGGTCCTTGACATGGCCCATCAGCCGCTGCGCCTCGCCCGTGTTCGCGCCTTGAGCCGGCCCAGGAGCGCTGACGTCGTCGCGGGGTCGGCCCGCCACGCCTCATCGGTGTGCAGGACCGCGACGAGCCTCTGGTAGTGCCTCGTCTCCGAGACGCCAAACTCGGCCTGGATCGCCTGCGCCTTCCGGCCGTCGCTGGCCCGCGGATCGTTCAGCCACCGGCGCTCGAACGCAAGCAGCTCTTCCGTCACGGCAGCATGTCCTTGTGCTGGGGACACAAGTTGATGACGGACTGCCTGAAGAGCGCGTCGACCTGGTCGGCGGTCTCCGAATGCTCTTTGCCGGTCAGCATCGCCTGAACGGCGTCGCCGAAAGAAGACTGAGTCGCCATGACCTCACAGAAGCTGTTCCCGATCTTGAGTAGCTGCTCATCGCCCACGCTCGACAGATCCAGCGTCCCGTACCGAGCGGTCTTGGCCCAAGCAACGAAGGCACCTGGCCCCGCCGGCCTGGTAGTCGTTGTCGGCTCCGGTGTCGGAGTCGTGGTCGTAGTAGTCACCGACACGGTCGGGCTCGCCGTCGCGACGGGCACCTCACCTTTGCCACATCCCGCCAACACCAACACAACGGCGGCGGCCCCTGTGATGCGCTTCATTCCCTGTCTCCTCAAGTCACGAGGTCTGGTGACCTCTCAGCACGTCGACTCTTCGCCTGCTTCCACTGCCGCCCGCCGAAGCAACGCTCGCTCCGACGGGTGCAGGTGTCTCAACCGGACGTGCACCACGTCCTCAGTAACGTTCAACTCGTCGGCGAGCTCCGGCATCGACCGGGCCCACCTTGCCGCATCCATCAGCTCGTCGAGGCGAATCAGCGAATGAGCCGTGGCCACGTCGACCGAGCGCTCTTCGTAGAGCTCGTGACCGCCGGGGCCGCGGATGATGTGCTGCCGCTCGTGCTCGATGATGCAGCGACGCTGTACCTGCGAGAGCCCGAAGCGCAGCCAGATCGTGCGATCGGCCCACCTGGTCGCGGCGTCGACACCCTCCGGCAGCTCCCCGGTCCAGTGCACCGTCCAGTCGGCCAGGGCCCGGATGGCCCTCCACGGATGGTGCTGCGCCACGTTGCCCCCTGACTCACTGGTGGGCCCGCTGCTTGAGCCGCGACCGCAACGTAACCGTCAGGTCTGACGGTCCTCCCGGCGATGACGTCGGGTGCGGTGCGCGGCCGCGCGGCCCTCCTGGATGTCCTCCATGGTGGGCGGCTTCGGGCCGGGCAGGCGCGTGACTACCGCGCCGGACTCGGGCTGCTCGAGCATCGCTGCGATGACGGCGTCGATGGCGGCGCGCTGGGTCCGCGAGAGACGGGACGCATCGGCCGGCGGGACGTAGGGCTCCCCCTCTCCCGCCGGCACCTGCGCCAGCTGCCGCAGTGTGACGATGTCGAGCTCGTCGAAGACTGCGGCGAACGCCTGGAGCGTGGAGTCGTCTGGGACTCCGTGGTCTCCGCGCAGGTAGTTCCCGATGGTGGCGAATGACACCTTGTGGCCGGCATGCTCCATCTCCTCCTCGATCCTCCGGAGCGACCATCCACTGCGCTTCTTCTGCGCGGCCTTGAGGGCCTGGGACAACTCGCTCACGTGGCTCACCTTGAGGGGGTGTAGACGGCATCGGCAAGGGCCACTGTAGACGCGCTGTCTACAACTCACACGCTTGTGACTTGTAGACGCGCAGGTCGGGGCACTACTTCTCCCCCGGATTTCGTAGACAAACACGTCTACGCTGTGTAGTGTGTTGTCACACAGCGCACAGTCGTCTACATTTGGAAGGAATCCGACATGACAGCTGAAAGGAGGCTCTACGTGAAGGTCCACCGCCAGGCCCTCCGCCAGCACATGGCGTACCGCGGACTCACCGTCCGAGGGCTCGCCGCCAAGACCACGAAGCCGCGCTTGAGCCCCTCGACCATCGGCCACCTCGCTTCCGGCGAGCGGACCACCTGCTCCCCCGAGACCGCACGTTCCATCGAAAGGGCTCTCGACGTCCCTCCCGGGACGATTTTTGAGCCCACGATGTGCAACGTGCAGTCGCACACTGAGCGAGCCTCGGCATGAACACCGCTACCCGCATCCGCGACCTCGGCTGGGTCAACGACGCGGTGCTCTTCCGGCTCGACCCGCCGATCGAGCTGCCCACCGGGCAGTCCGTCGAGCACGTCGTCATCTCCATCGGCCCGCTCACCAACGGCGACCACGGGACTCTCGTCGTCGCCGCCGACGAGGAGGGCCGCGTCACCTCGTGGGCGCCGCTCGCGGTGCTCGAGGTCGCGAACCACGGCGAGGCCCTCCAGCAGCTCGGCTACGAGGAGGTGCCGGCGTGAGCACGAAGCCGCCCACCCACCTGCTGACCGCGCACGAGGTCGCCGCCCGCCTGGGCGAGCACATCAAGACGACCCGGAAGCGCACGCGCCGAGGCGACTTCGCGTCCTTCGCGATCAACCTCGGCACCCAGAACCGGCCCATCTGGCGCTACGACGAGCGGCTCCTCGAGCGCTGGATCGACTCCCGCAGGGCCGCCTGAACATCCGGCCGCCAGCCGACTCGACCCCGACCGGCGGCCGGAGCAAGACCACTCAGCACATGACGGAGCACCCGCTCCTGGCGAAGGGATCAACGGGTGCTCGCGACGAAAGGAATCGTCTCATGACGACCCAGACCAGTACCACCAGCACCAGCACCAGCAACGCCGAGCGCATCCGCGCGGCCATCGACGCCGTCGCCAAGCGCATCCGTATCCAGGACTTCGACGTCGTCGGCATCCAGGGGACGACCTACGCGAACACCGGGATCGTCACCGTCTCGCTCCACGTCGACACGTTCGCCGAGATCGGCAAGGTCGCCGCCTACCTCCAGCTCAAGGGCGTTCGCTCGACGGTTGGCGGCATCACCATCGTCGGCCCGAGCCCGGTCACCGGCTTGGCCGGCGCCAAGGTCGAGGTCTTCGGTCCTTCGACCGAGGGGTCGGTGACCCGATGACGACCACGGCCCGCAACGCCGAGTACGTCGGCCGGCACCGCTCGCCCATCCGGCGCCCGATGCCGCTGCCGATGACGAATCTCGACGGGATCAACGACGCCGCGGTCAGCCTCAGCCTCCGCGCGACCGACCCCTACGTCCTGCTCACCAGCGACCACGACCAGGCGCTCATCGCCCTGTCGCCCAAGCAGGTCGAGCAGATCCTCGGCCGGGTTCAGGAGTCCCTCGAGTCCGGGGCCGTCGCCGGCGACGACGAGGTCGACGACGACTTCGACCCGACCGACGCCGAGCTCGCCGTCGACTACTGGCCCACCACCGTCGCCCAGCAGCACGCCTCGGCGAGGGCCCTGAGCCAGGAGCTCCACTCGTGACCGCGCTCGAGCAGCCCGTCGTCGCTGACTGGGTCGCCGCCGGTGCCCGACCGGCCGGCCAGCCCGGCCGTGTGGGCCGCAACCACGGCGCCGGTGCCTCCTGGTCCTACCCCGCCGTCAAGACCGACGAGGGCCGCGTCTTCTTCTGGCGCGACAGCGAGACCTCGGCCGGCCAGTGGATCGAGGCCCCCGCCGGGCTCGCAGCGTCCTTCGACGCCGACGAGGACTGGAAGGCCGACTGCGACCACCAGCACGCCGCCCCGTGGCAGACGTGCGCGTTCGAGGCCGACTGCGTCGCGCTTCGCCTAGAGGAGGAGCGGACATGGGGACGCTGACCCTGCCGGCCAACGGCGTCACCGCCGGCAGCGAGATGCTCATGTACCTCGCCGTCCTGGGGGTGCTCGCGTTCGTCGCCCTGGCGATGAAGCACTCACGTCGCGTCCGGCTCGCCGCCGCTCGCGCGGCCCACCCGGCCGGCAAGCTCCGCGGCCGCCACCACGCCGACCGCGCCGCCGCGGCCGTCGAGGCCCAGCACGGGCTCACCGCCTGGATCCAGTGCGTCCTGTGCCGGCGCCGCGAGCTGCGCACCGGTCTCACCCCGGCCGAGCTCGTCGACGCGCTCACCGACCCGCGTGTCACCTGCTCCCGCTGCGTCGACGTCCTCGACGCCACCGCGAAGGACGTGGCCGCATGACCGCCACCCTCATCCCGACGCTCGCACCCGGCAGCCCCGAGTGGGCCAAGCGCATGAGCGCCTCGAAGATCGCTGGCGTCGTCGGCCACTCGCCCTACGAGTCCCGGTTCTCCCTGTGGCACAAGATGACCGGGAACCTCGCCTGGGACGACGGCCAGAACGCCGACGAGAAGCGCCGCGGCCACTACCTCGAGCCCGCGCTGCGGCAGTGGTTCCGCGACCAGCACCCCGACATGCGCGTCGAGCGCACCGGCACGTGGGAGCGCGACCTGTTCCCGTGGCAGGTCGCCTCCCCCGACGCCCTCGTCGACGTGGATGACCTGCTCGAGTGCAAGACCTCGACGAAGGACTGGGAGTGGGGCGAGCCCGGCACCAGTGAGGTGCCCGTCTACTACGACGACCAGGCGCAGTGGACGCTCCTCGTGACGGGCCGGCGGCGCTGCTACTTCTCGGTGCTCACGTCCTTCATGGAGTTCCGCGAGTACGTCGTCGACGCCGACCCGCAGAAGCAGGCGTGGCTCGTCACCGAGGCTGAGGCGTTCATGGACTCCCTCGGCCGGCACGTCCCGTCGATCGACGAGCACGACGCCACCTACCGCGCCATCCGGCAGCTGCACCCCGACATCGAGGACACCGAGGTCGAGATCGACCTGTCCCTCGCGCTCGAGTACGCCGCCGCGAAGGCCGCCAAGGACGACGCCGAGACCGCCTACCGCGGCGCCGCCGCCCGCATCAGCGACGAGCTCGGCACGGGCCGGGTCGCCAAGACCCCGACCGGGCTCACCGTCGCCTACCGCCGAGCCGGCCGCGCCGGCTCCACCCCGTACCTCAACCCCGCCCGCGGCCTCACCGCCGCACTCCTGACCGAGAGGACCGCGTCATGACCGCCGTCGCACGCACCGAGCAGAACACCCCGGCCGCGCTCGTCCAGCAGTACCAGGGCGACTTCGCCGTCGTTCTGCCGTCGCACATCAAGCCCGAGACGTGGTGCCGCGTCGCCATCGGCGCGCTGCGCCGCGACCGCAACCTCGAGCAGGCCGCCCGGCAGGACCCGGCGTCGTTTCTCGGCGCGCTCCTGGACGCCGCCCGCCGCGGTCTCGAGCCTGGCACCGAGCAGTACTACCTCGTGCCGCAGAAGGTGAAGGGCCAGATGCAGGTCCGCGGCCAGATGGGCTACCAGGGCGTCGTCGAGCTGATCTACCGCGCCGGTGCCGTCTCCTCGGTGATCGTCGAGGTCGTCCGCGAGAACGACAAGTTCTCCTACGTGCCCGGCCGCGACGACCGGCCCACCCACGAGATCGACTGGTTCGGCAAGGGCGGCCGCGGCGAGCTCCTCGGCGCCTACGCCTACGCCGTGATGAAGGACGGCGCGACGTCGAAGGTCGTCATCCTCAACCGGGACGACATCGAGCGCGCCAAGGCCTCGTCGCAGGGCGCCTCCTCGGCCTACTCGCCGTGGGTGAAGCACGAGGAGTCGATGTGGCTCAAGACGGCCGCGCACCGCCTGGCCAAGTGGGTCCCGACGTCCGCCGAGTACATGCGCGAGCAGCTGCGCGCGGTCAAGGCTGTCGAGGCCGAGCAGGTCGGGCCCGGCTCGATCGGCGCCGTCCGCGACCAGCCCGTCACCGAGACCGGCCTCGAGCGCGCAGCCGACCCGGTCGGCGGCGAGCACTACGAGGCCGACGAGGTCACCGGCGAGGTCATCGACGAGCAGGACCCGCCCGCCGGCCAGTACGCCTCCTACGACGAGTCGGGCGACCCGACCACCGAGCCGGAGTGGTGAACATGGGCTGGCACATGAGCCGCCTCGCGCTCTTCGACCTCGAGACCACGGGCGTCGACCCGCACCGCGACCGCATTGTCACCGCCGCCATCATCGAGGCCGGCGCCGGGGTCAAGACCACGACCCGCTCGTGGATGCTCAACCCCGTCATCGACATCCCGCAGGGCGCCACCGACGTCCACGGCATCACCACCGAGATGGCACGCCTCGACGGCCGCGACGCCTCCACCGGCGTCCGCGAGCTCGCCGCCGACCTGCTCTCCTGCATCGGCTCCGGGCTGCCCGTCGTCGGCCACAACGTCGTCTACGACCTGACGCTCCTGCACGCCGAGCTCGTCCGACACGGGCACACCACCCTCGCGGCCGCGTTCGCTGGCATCCGCCCCGTCATCGACACGATGGTCCTCGAGAAGCAGCTCGACCCGTACCGGCCCGGCAAGCCCAACGGCCGCCGCCCCGACGCCGCCTGCGGGCCGCACACCCTCCTCGAGTGCTGCCGCCTCTGGGGCGTCGACCTCACCGCGCAGGAAGCCCACGGCGCCGAGGCAGACGCTCTCGCCGCCGGCCGCCTCGCCTGGCGTCTCGCGACGGACCCGTACCGGTTCGAGCAGTTCGACGGCCCGCGCGGCGTCGACCGCATCAACCCCGGCGACTGGGACCTCGCGCGGCTGCACGACTGGCAGGGCGCCCAGTACGCCCGCTCGGCCACCTCGTTCCAGGCGTACAAGCGCGGCGAGCAGCGCAAGAAGCCCGACGACGTCGACCCGGCCTTCGTCGCCTGCACCGAGTGGCCTGTGCAGCCGCTCCCCGCCGACTGGTCACCCGACCAGCTGCCCACTCCCGCAACCGAGCAGGAGGCCGTCGCATGAGCCGCCTCACCTTCAACGTCAACGGCACCCCCGGCGCACAGGGCTCGAAGCGTCACGTCGGCAACGGCATCCTCCTCGAGTCCAGCAAGAAGGTGAAGCCCTGGCGCGCCGACGTCAAGGCCGCCGCCGAAGCAGCCCACCTCGCCTCCGACGAGTGGGACCGCGCCACCGGCGCCATCGGCGTCCAGATCACCTTCCGGTTCGCCCGACCAAAGAGCCACTACCGCACCGGCCGCAACGCCCACCTGCTCCGCGACGACGCCCCCATGTACGTCACCAGCCGCGGCGCCGGCGATGGCGACAAGCTGCAACGCTCCACCTTCGACGCGCTCACCGCGGCCGGGGTCATCGCGGACGACTCACTCATCGTCGCCATCCACGCCTTCAAGGTGTACGCGGCCCGCGACGAGATCCCGGGTGCCACGATCGACCTCTACACGGTGCGCAACATCGCCGACCGGCAGGTGGCGTGATGGCCACCCGAGTCGAGCTGCGCACCATCCCCGTCCGCGACCTCGTCGCCAACCGGCGCAACGTCCGCGAACACCTCTTCGACATCGACGAGCTCGCCAACAGCATCCGCGCCAACGGCCTCCTGCAGCCGCTCGTCGTCAACGACCAGGGCGGACTGCTTGTCGTCACCGACGGCCACCGCCGCCTCGAGGCCTGCCAGCGGGCGTGCGTGCCGGCCGTGCCGTGCCTCGTCACCATCGGCGCCGACGCCCGCTCCGTCACCACGACGATGCTCGCCGCCGCCATGCACCAGGAGCTGCGCCCGATCGAGCAGGCCCGCGCGTTCAAGGCGCTCCAGGACGAGGGCGTCGCCGTCGCCGACATCGCCCGCTCCACCGGCTACCGCGTCGCGCTGATCCGTGCCCGACTGCTGCTGCTCGAGCTGCCGATCGAAGCGCAGGACATGGTCGACAACGACGAGCTCACCATCGGGCAGGCAACCGACCTGGCGAAGCAGGTCAGGTCCAAGAAGTCTGGCTCTGCCAGCACGAGGTCGTCCAGCCGGTCCTCTTGGCTGACCAGGTCGCACCGTCTGGCCCTGTCCATCGTCTGCGACCACGGTGACGCGCGAACCGTCGTCGGCGGGGTCGCCTGCGGGCAGTGCTGGGAGGCTGCCATCCGCGCCGACGAGCGCGGCGAGCTCGAGGTCGTCCCGGCGCACGACGAGGCCCTCGTCGATCGCGTGCTCTCCGGTGAGCGACTGCCCATGCAGCGCGTCGACCGCCTGGAGGGCGTCCGCCGGCTCGTGGCCGAGGGGCTGTCCGACAGCGAAGTCGCCAACCGCCTCAACTGCACCGACCGCCAGGTGCTCCGCGATCGGCAGGCCCTCGACCTAGCGGCGACACGGCCGCCTGGCCACCAGTACGCGACGGCGGTGGCGTGATGGCCCGCCGACTCACCGCCGCCGAGAAGCAGCAGATCATCGACCGGCTCGCGGCCGGCGACCGCTTCATGACGATCGCCCAGGAGCACGGCGTCTCCACGTCCACCGTCAACTACTACCTCCAGCAGGCCGGGCTCTCCTCCACCAGAAGGGCACTCCGCCGTGAACGTGCCACCGAGCGCGTCACCGCCAAGGAGGCCGGCCGAGCCGCCCGCCGCAACAAGGTCGTCGACATCCACGGCACCCCCGACTGGATGCACGACGGCGCCTGCCGCGGCACCGACGACCCGGACGCCTTCTACCCGAAGCGCGACCGCGACGCCGGCGACGCCGTCCGCATGTGCCAGCCCTGCCCGGTCCGGCAGACCTGCCTCGAGTGGGCGCTCAAGCACCGCGAGGAGTTCGGCGTCTGGGGCGGCCTCACCGAGGACGAGCGCCGCGAGCTTCGTCGAGGAGCGATCGCGTGAGCTACGACTACCACTACACGAAGAAGTGGCGGCTCGACCGCGAGCGCGGCATCAAGCGCTGCGTCGACTCGGACCCGGTCAAGCAGCACATCGAGCGGCTGCTCGCGTCCGGCTCGTCCAAGCGAGCCATCGCGGCCGCCGCCGGCGTTTCCCCGACGACGATCACTGCGCTCACACGCCACGAGCAGGGCACCATCACGCGCACCATCGCGGCCAAGATCCTCGCGGTCCGACCGGCGCGGCTTCACGACCGCTCCGGCGACGACTTCGTCCCACGAGTCGGCGTCGTCCGCCGGCTGCAGGCACTCCAGGCCATCGGTCACACCTGCGAGGCCATCGCCGAGGCCGCCGGCGCGACCGTGCCGATCATCCACAACCTGATGCTGCAGGTCGGGCCCTACGTCTCAGCCATGAACCGCGACCGTATCCACGTCGCCTACGAGCAGTTGTGGGACCAGCCCGGCCGCAGCGACAAGATCCGCCGGCTCGCGGCCAAGAAGGGCTGGGCCCCGCCGATGGCGTGGGACGACGACTCGATCGACGACCCGGCCGCCATCCCCCAGGTCGTCCACGACGCGACCCGAAACGGTGGCCGGCCCATCGAGTACCTGCTCGAGGACGTTGAGGACCTCCTGCGCTTCGACCCCCTCACCACTGCGGACCGCATCGCCGCCCGCCTGGGCTATGCCGACCGCTCCGGCGTCCAGAACGCCCTCGCGCGCGCCGGCCGCCAGGACCTCCTCGCACTGCTCGCTCGCAACGCAGACCTCGCCCACCCCGGGCAGGCAAATCGGAAGGACACAGCCGCATGACGCCCAAGCGCTACGACCCGGCCGATGACCACGAGCCGCTGCCCTTCCAGATCGACGCGAGGGGGGGCGTCGAAGGTTCAGAACGCCGAGCCTCCGTGCGCTCGGTCAAGTTCGGCATCTGCCCGGGACACACCGACGACGGCAGTGCGAAGCGCACTGGCTTGCTGCCGCAGGGGCTGCACCTGGTCTGGCGCTACCACCAGACCAAGACCTTCGGCGGCGTTGCGATCGACTGCCCGAGCTCGGGCCAGCCGGTGTGCACCAGTCCCTCCCGACCAGGCCAGCGCGTCGACTGCTCCTGCGGCGCGACGCCTGAGACGGCGGCCTGACCCCTACGGGCCGCACCCGCTCCGCACCCCTGGCGGAGCAGCCCGCCCCGGGACCCAGCCCGGGGCGGGCGCCCCGAATCATCCGAACCAGCCGAAAGGGCGCCGGTGACCGACCGACCACGCGACCGCCACCTCACCGTCGCGCCGCCACCCGACGACCAGCCAGGCTGGCAGCCGCCACAGGACCGTGAGGCCGAACAGGCCACCCTCGGCGCCGCCATGACCAACCCGCGGGCCCTCGACGACATCAGCCTCGTCACCGCCCCCGGCGACTTCCACGACCTGCGCCACGAGCTCATCTACGACGCCATCCTCAACCTCTACGCGCGCACCCGACCCGTCGACAAGATCACCGTCGCCAACCAGCTCGGCCGCGACCTCGACCGCGCCGGCGGCCGCGCCTACCTCGAGCACCTCACCACCCTCGGCATCGGGGTCATCGACGGCTCTTGGCACGCCCAGATCGTCGCCGAGCACGCCGCCCTCCGACGCCTCCAGCAGCACCACCTCAAGGGCCTCGCCGACATCGACAACCGCGGCGACACCCCAGCCGCCGACCTCTACGCCCGCTGCACCGACCACCTCGAGCAGATCCCCCGCGGGGTCCCCGGCGTCGACCACGTCGCCACCAGCTCCTGGGCGCCCGTCGACCTCGCCGACATCCTGCGCAACGGCGAAGTCCTCGAGCAGCCAACCGAGCTCGCCCGCAACGACGGGCAGTGCCTGCTCTACCCCTCCGCCATCCACTCCATCAGCGGCGAACCCGAGTCCGGCAAGACCTGGGTCGCGCTCATCGCCGCCGCCCAGTCGCTGCGCAACGGCGAGCACGTCACCTACGTCGACTTCGAGGACCGCGCCGGACGCGTCGTCCCACGCCTCGTCCACCTCGGCGCCCCAGCCGAAGCCATCGTCGAGCTCTTCCACTACATCCGACCATCCCAGGCACTCGACCACGCCGGCCGCAAGCTCCTCGACCAGTACGCCGCCACCTCCAGCCTCGCCGTCATCGACGGCGTCACCGAAGCCATGACCATGCACGGCCTCTCGCTGCTCGACAACGAAGACGCCGCCCGCTACCTCGACCTGCTCCCCCGCCACCTCGCCGACCACGGCCCCGCCGTCCTGCAGATCGACCACGTCGTCAAGGACAGCGAGAAGCAAGGCCGCTGGGCCATCGGCGCCGGACACAAGCTCGCCGGCCTCGACGGCGCCGCCTACGGCGTCAAGGTCCTCGAGCCCTTCGGCCGCGGCAAGATCGGCCGCGCCGCCATCGCCGTCCACAAGGACCGCCCCGGCGCCGTCCGCGAGATCGCCCTCGGCAACGCCGTCGCGCACCTGGTCATCGACTCCCGCGACGGCACCATGGCCGCCTGGCTCGAAGAACCCTCCACCATGCCCAAGAGCGCCGACGGCGGCATGCGACCCACCCACCTCATGGAGAAGGTCTCCCGCTATGTCGAGATGACCCCCGGCGCCTCCCGCCGCCAGATCGAGGACGGCGTCCAGGGCAAGCGCGAGTACGTCCGCCTCGCCATCGACGCGCTCGTCCGCGAGGGCTTCCTGACCACCACCGCAGGCCCGCGCGGCACCCACAACCACAGCCTCATCGCGACGTTCCGAGAGGACGAAGACGATGCCCGCTGACCTCGCCCCCACCTCGCCCCGACCTCGCCCCGAAAGGGCACCAGAACGACCTCGCCCCCTCGCCCGCCTCTCTAGGCGAGGGGCGAGGTCAGTGAGCACGAAACAGGACCCAGCTCGCCCCAGCGAGCGGGCGAGGTCACGACCTCGCCCCGACCCGGGGCGACGTCACCGCAGACACCAGCCAGACCCGACCAGCGAGAGGACCCTCCGATGACCACACCACACGCCGACCGAGACCACTCCGAGAAGCCGAGCTTCGAGGCCATGCTCGCCGACCACGTCGGGCAGTACGACCCGCGCGCCGAAGTCCTCGCCAGCATCGTGGACTGGACCAACGCCCCATCGTCCACGATGGCGGGCTCGGCGCCCCGACAGCCGGGGACGTCCCGATTCGTCGCCGCGCGTGCAACGCCCGCCCAGGTCGAGGCAGCCCGCGCAGCGATCTACCGGCACCAGCACGATCGGGCGACGCGTGTGGCTGGCGGTTGGACGTGCCGCTGCGGCGAGTTCGTCTCCGACTCATCCGCGCTCTGGAGCCACATCGAGTGTGAGGTCGCTGACGCCGTGGTGGCTGCTGGACGTGTGGACGGCGCCGCCGCTATGCAGGAGACAGGGGAGCATCCTGCTGGCGGCGACGCCGCGGTCGAGACGGTACACGACGAGGCTGGAGCGATCGTCACTTCCCGCGACGGAGACGGTGCGTGATGCGCACAGCCATGGACGTCACTGGGTCTGCCGGGCGATCCGTCAGAGCCGTCCATGGGAATTCGAGCCGATACTCCTCCAGCGATGCGGCCCGCTCCTCGAAACCCTTGGGGTCTGGCCACCAGCGGGCCACGATGCCGTTGAGAACACGGACGTCCGTCGAAGGGATGAAAGGCCGATACTCCGCGTCCTCGTCGAGGAAGATCTCCTCAACCAGCTGCAACAGGTGCGGACTCGCAGCGGCTGCCATCACGCGAACAAAGTGCAGGTTGCGCATCGACTCCTGGGTCACGTCGGTGACCCAGACCGAGCCCTCGTTCCGGGGTGGATTGTCGGCGAGGCGTCGCGTGGTGGTGTCGAGCATGTCGGCCAGCTGTTCGATCTGGCGCGCTGAGCGCTCTCGCGTCCATTGCGATCGCATGGTGAGCCAGCCACCGAGCCAGGCCATCCCGCCACCGATGAAGGCGCCCCCGAAGCCGATCCACGCGGCCACCACGGTGTTGTCCATGACGGCGATGATGCCCGCCCACGCCGGCCTCCTGGGGGAGGCGCGACCGTGACCTCAGCCCCCGACTGCCGCCGAGCGATCGGCCTCTCCTGCCCTCACTGCCCGCTCATGCACTGCCGACTCGGAGGAGCGCCCGCATGACCGATACGACCACCGACCCCCAGACCATTAGCCCCGCCGACGCAGCCCGCGAAGACCTCGCCACCATCCGCAAGGGCTGGCGCCACGTCCTGGACCCGATCGAGGTCCGCGCCGGCGGCACGTTCACCAGCGCCGCCGTCATCCGACCAGCCACCGAGGACGACGTCGAGCTCCCACCCGACGCCCGCCTCGACACCCCCGTCACACTCGCCTTCTGGGTCCACGCCGCCATCGAGCAGTGGCCCGTCACCCTGCAGACCCTGCAGCCCGGCCCCGACGGCAAGCTCCGCCTCGAGACCACCGAGACCATCGACTGCGGCGACATCTACGCCATGGTCGACTTCCTCACCCGCGAAGCCGACCGCATCACCGCCTGGTCCGACGCCGGCCACGAGTACGGCACCACGTTCGTCGCCGACCTGGACGAGCTCGCCCGCGCCGTCAAGCGCGTCGCCTGGCCGCCCAAGAATGACCGGATCGTCATCGGTGACTGCCCGCAGTGTGGCCGCCGCGTCCGGGTCAAGGCCCCGACGTGGCGCCGCTGGCCCGTGCACCTGCCGCAGCCGACGACCGACCCGGCCGCCTACCCCGACTGGGTGTGGGTCGTGCCCGATGACGCCGAGTACCGGCCCGACCGGGACAAGCCGATCGCCTGCCGGTGCGGCCTCGAGGACACCCTCGAGGGCTGGCGGGAGCGGATGGCCGGCCCCACGCAGCTGCTCACCGCCGAGCAGCTCGTCGCCGACATCCGCCAGCAGCTCGGCATGCGCTACGAGCCGGCGGTGCTGCGCCAGTGGTCGCGCCGGGGCATGATCTCGACGCGCGGCTACTCGGCCCAGGGCCACGCCCTCTACGACCGGACGCAGGTCTTCGCGGCCCTGCTCGACCGGGAGCGGAGGCGCGACGAAGCGTCCTGATTGACATCGAATGACACGGATGTCATTCTTCGGGTGTGACACGGCAAGGGGTGTAGTGCGCCCCCAGCCTGACGGTCACAGCAAGCCCCGGACTCACGTTGAGCCGGGGCTTTCCCCTTGCCCCCGCCGCCGCACCGCGAGCTGCCATCTCCGACGAATGTGCCCGCCTCGAGCGGCCCGTGGGGAGTGCGCGCCCGGAGTGAGCGTCGGGCCCCTCGTCCGTCGTCGCGGGTTGGCCGTGGAGGGTCCTCACCTGCGTCGGCGGCGCCCACGTCCCAACCGAAGGAGCATCGTCATGAGCTACTCGATCGGCGGAATCACCGTCACGGACCCCGCAGGGCTCGACGCCGCGGTCACCGAGAAGGTCGACGAGATGAAGGGCAACGGCGCGACCTACCTCGGCGAGGACCACACCCAGGACTCCATCACCAACGCCGCCCAGGCCGCTCGCGCGCTCATCGAATCCGGCGCCCTCGGCGAGGGGCCGTGGACGGTGTCGCTCAGCGGTCACTCCAACCCCGAGCACAAGCCGCGCGCAGGCTGGTCGCCCGACCAGATCACCGTCTCGGTCAACCAGGCGCCGCGCAGCGCCTGACCCACACCTCGCCGGTCGGGTCGTCGCACCACGGGACCGGCAGCCTCGCCGCACCCACGCCCTGGGAGACGAGGCCGGCCAGGAGACGAACCACCCCTCGCCACACCGGCCCCTCCATCCACCGTCCACCGTGGGCAGGCCTGGCGCCTGCGCGGACCCCGAGGCAGGTGAGTCACCATGGCGGCTCCCTTCCCTTGGACCGACGGCCTCGACCAGCAGTTGCGCGACCTCGCGGCCGCCGGCCGGTCCGTCCGCGACATCGCGACCGAGATCGGCACGACGAAGAGCACCATCGACCGCCGGCTCCGCGCGCTCGGCATCACCCTCGACCGCTCGAGCACCGAGGCCGCCACGAAGGCCAACACCCTCGACGCGAAGGCCCGCCGCGCCAAGCTCCAGCTCGCGCTCCTCGAGGACGCCGAGCGGCTCCGGGCGCAGGCCTGGCAGCCGACGATCGCGTTCAACTTCGGCGGCAAGGACAACACCTACAACGAGCACCAGCTCGACCAGCCGACGTTCGCCGACCAGCTGAAAATCATGCAGGCCACCGGCATCGCCATCGACCGCGCGCTCAAGCTCGACCTGCACGACGCCGGCGGCTCCACCGCCGTGATCGGCCTGCTGCAGCAGACCGCGGCCGCGCTCGGCATCCACGACGAGACCGACACCCAGCCGTGAGCCTCTCCCCCAAGCAGCTCACCAGCGTCCGCAACGCCACCGGCTCCGTGAACCTCTGGCACGGCTCCATCCGCGCCGGCAAGACCATCGGCTCCCTCGTCCGCTGGATGCTCTTCATCGCCAACGCACCCCGCGGCGGCGAGCTCGTCATGGTCGGCCGCACCCGAGACGCCGTCTGGCGCAACGTCATCGGCCCCCTACAGGACCCAGCGCTCACCGGATACGCGGCCGCCCAGGTCGTCGGCAACTACGGCGCCCCCACCGTCAGCATCCTCGGCCGACGCGTCCACGTCCTCGGCGCCTCCGACGCCAAAGCCGAGCTCGTCATCCGAGGCATGACCGTCGCCGGCGCCTACGTCGACGAGGTCACCACGCTGCCCGAGCAGTTCTTCACCCAGCTGCTCGGTCGCATGTCCGTGCGCGGCGCCAAGCTCTTCGGGACCACCAACCCCGACAACCCCGCCCACTGGCTCAAGGCCAAGTTCATCGACCGCCACCACCTGCTCCCCCACTGGCGGATCTTCCACTTCACGATGGACGACAACCCGGCCCTCACGCCCGAGTACGTCGCCCAGAAGAAGCTCGAGTTCACCGGCCTCTGGTACCGGCGGTTCATCCTCGGCGAGTGGGTCGCCGCCGAGGGCGCCATCTTCCCGATGTGGGACCCCGACCGGCACGTCGTGCCCTGGGCTGCGCTGCCCCGCATGCGGCGCGTCTTCGGCGTCGGTGTCGACTACGGCACCAACAACCCCGCCACGGGTCTGGTCCTGGGCGTCGCCGACGTTCCCGACGAGGCCCTCGGCCTGCGCCCCCGGCTGTTCCTGCTCGACGAGTGGCGCACCCAGCAGGGCCACATGCTCACCGACCAGCAGCTGTCGGAGCGCCTGCGCGCGTTCGTCGGCGAGCAGCACCAGCCCGCCCCCGGGGAGCCGCCGGCCGAGTGGCTGTTCGTCGACCCGTCCGCCGCCTCGTTCAAGACCCAGCTGCAGGTCGACGGCGTCACGAACCTGCGCGATGCCGACAACGACGTCTCCTACGGCATCCGCACCATGGCCTCCCTGCTCGGCACCGGCGACCTCGCCGTCTCCGACCGCTGCACCGGCCTCATCGCCGAGGCGCCCGGCTACTCGTGGGACCCCAAGGCCACCGCGAAGGGCCAGGACAAGCCGATCAAGGTCGCCGACCACTCGCTGGACGGCGCCCGCTACGTCGTCACGACCACGGAGTCGCTGTGGCGTCCCATCCTGGCCGCGGCGTGAGCATCGACCCGGGGAACCCGTGGCAGTGCCAGACGTGCGGCCGCCACCACCCCATCAAGCCCCTCGCGCGTGACTGCGAGGCCCGTCACCGAGCCAGCGAGGAGGACGACTGATGCCGCTGCCGGACAACGGGATCGCCTGGCCCCCCGCCGAGCTCGAGCCCATCACGCGCTGGATGCGGATCTGGGACGCCTGGTACGTCGGCGACCCCGACACCCTCACCACCGTCTACCGCGGCACACCCACCGCCGCCCGCATCGACCGGCCAGCCCAGTACCGCGGCGGCATCGCCGGCGCCGCCGCCCGGTTCTTCTGGGGGCGCCCCGTCGGCGACCTGCAGAAGCCCGGCACCCAGCTGCACATCCCCCTCGCCTCCGACATCGCCCGCGCCTCCGCCGACCTGCTCTGGTCCGAGGCACCCGCGATCACCGTCGACGACGAGGCCACCCAGAAGCGCCTCGACGAGCTCATCGACGACGGCGCCCTGCACACACTCGCTGAGGGTGCCGAGCTCGGCTCCGCCCTCAGCGGGCACTACCTCAAGGTCGCCTGGGACCGGACCATCCGCCCCGACGCCCCGTTCCTCACCCTCGTCGACGCCGACGCCGCCTGGCCCGAGTTCCGCTACGGCCACCTCATCGGCGTCACGTTCTGGTGGGTCGTTGCCCGAAAGGGCCAGAAGGTCACCCGGCACGTCGAGCGGCACGAGCTCGACAGCAACGGCGTCGGCGTCATCCTGCACGGCCTGTACGAAGGCACCGAGGACAAGCTCGGCACCAAGGTCCCGCTCACCGAGCACTCCTCGACCGCGGGCCTGGCCGAGCACATCGACCAGGAGTCGTCGATCTCCACCGAATCCCCCGGCCTCGACGTCGTCTACATCCCGAACGTCACCCCGCAGCGGCGCTGGCGCAACGACCCCATCGGCCGGCACCTCGGCCGCTCCGACCTCGACGGCATCGAAGGCCTCATGGACGCCGTCGACGAGGCCTGGACGTCGTGGATGCGCGACATCCGCCTCGGCAAGGCCCGCGTCTTCGCCTCCCGCGAGCTCCTCGACTCCAACGGCCCTGGCCAGGGCGCCAGCCTCGACCTCGATCGCGAGATCTTCTCCCCGCTCGGCACCGCCGTCGGCTCCCTCAACCCCACCGGCACAGGCAGCGCCAACGGCTTCCTCATGGCCCAGCAGTTCGAGATCCGCTACGAGGCCCACCAGAGGACCGTCAGCGAGCTCGTCCTCACCGCGCTGCGCACCGCCGGCTACTCCGCCGCCACGTTCGGCGAGGCCGACGGGTACGGCGCCGCCGTCACCGCCACCGAGGTCTCCGCCCGCGAGCAGCGGTCCCTGCTGACCCGCGACCGGAAGCTGCGCGTGGCCCGGCCCCGCATCGCCGACATCATCGAGAAGCTCCTCGCCGTCGACAAGGCCATCTTCGGCACCGCAGTCGTCCCGGCCCGCCCGGACGTGCAGTTCCCCGACGGCGTGCAGGACTCCCCGCTCGTGCTCGCGCAGACCGCGCAGGCCCTCTCCGGCGCCGAGGCCGCCTCCAAGAAGACGCTCGTCGCGATGATCCACCCCGAGTGGGACGACCAGCAGGTCGACGACGAGGTGAAGCTCATCATCGAGGAGGCCAAGGCCCTCGGCCTGTCCGACCCGCTCGGCGGCTTCGCGCCCCCGGCCAACCCCAACGACCCGACCCAGCAGGCCGGCAACCTGAACGGCGACACCGGTGGCGACCCAGCCGTCCCGGCCAGCTGACGACTCAGCCGACCTCGCCCGCGTCGTCGACCTGCTCGCCGCCCAGGTCGTCGCCCAGTACGTGTCCGCCGAGCAGGACCTCATCGCCGAAGTCGCCGACTACGCCCGCCGGGGCCTCGCCGCACCGGTCGGGTCCGCGGCCCGCCTCGACATGCTGCGCCGCATGCAGATCGCGGCCCACCGTGTCGCCGCCGAGCTCCGCTCCCGCGCAACACCGCTCGCACGCCGCGTCACCGACGAGGCTCGCCGCTCCGGCGCCGCGGCCGCCCTGCGGACCCTCACCCGGCTCACCGGCGCCCACCCGAGCCTGCTGCGAACCCTGACCGCGCCCCAGCCCGAGCCCGTCACCGCGCACGCACTCTCCTCGGTCATAACGATGCGCCTCGACCTGCAGCGCAACCTCGAGGACGCCGCGACCCGCGTCACCCGCTTCGGCGACGACGCCTATCGGGCAGCCGTTGCGCGAGCGGCCGAGTCCGAGATCATGCACGGCATCGCACCGGCCGCGGCCCAGCGTGGCGCCTGGGACGAGCTGACGTCGCAGGGCATCACCGGCTTCCAGGACTCGCGTGGCCGCCGATGGAACCTCGCCTCCTACGTCGAGATGGCCACCCGGACTGCGGTGCAGCGCGCCTACAACGAGGCCCACGAGGCGCGCATGGCCGCCGCCGGGATCTCGTTCTTCACCGTCGCCCCGCACGCGCACCCGTGCCCGCTGTGTCGGCCGTGGGAGGGCCGAGTGCTGTCGAGCCGGTACCCGTCCGGGGAGACGACGACGCAGTCGGCCTTGAGCGATGTCATGGTGACGTTCGAGGTGGCCGGCACCGTCGACCAGGCACGCGCGGCCGGCCTGTTCCACCCGAACTGCACGCACACCCTGGTGCCGTACCTGCCGGGCGTGACGCGGATGCCTCCGGCGCCAGACTGGACCTCGGCCGACGAACGCGCCTACCGGGACGCGCAGCGGCTGCGGACGTTCGAGCGGGCGGTGCGGGCCGCGAAGCAGCGCGAGCAGGCGGCGCTCACCCCGTCGGACCGTGCCCGGGCCCGCGCCGACGTTCGGAAGGCGCAGGCCCGGGTCCGGGCTCACGTGGCTGCGACCGGGCTACTCAGGCGTCCTCGACGCGAGCAGCTCGACCTCGGCAACGGCTAGTCCTGATCGAACTGAACCTCTCGCCAGACGCCCGGTGCGTAGGCATGCCGGATCTTGCCCGCGATCAGGATCGAGAGCACCCCCTCCTTCACCTCGGCGCCGATCGCCTCGCCTGGCTTAGCACCCCACCATTCGCTGTAGAGCAGGCGTCGCGTCGAGGCGATGGTGACCTGGATGGGGAAGCCAACTGCGGCGTCGCGCAGCACCTCCGGCGCCTCGATGTCCTCGTCGCCGACCGCAACAGACCTCTCATGCTGGAGCCCCTGCTCCGTCAGCCAGTTGAAGCCCACGACCATCCGCTTCTGCTTCTTCGTGGCGTCACCTTCGGCCACAGTGCCTCCCCTCGAACTGCCGTCCCGCCTGGCGCGTGACGGTCCGCCCCAGACCGTACCTGTGGTCTATGACAGTCACCGACAACCGGCCGGGCGCCGGAGAGAAGAGATCCCAGCCATGAGCACCATCGCGCGAACCGCAGCCCTCACCGCCCCGCTCACCGCCAACGGCATGACCGTCGACGAGCTCCTCGCCTTCCACAAGGCCCGCTTCGGCGACGCCCGCATGGACGCCACCGGTGACGGCACGGACGGCGGCGACGCCACGACCACCGACGGCGGCGACTCGACCGCGACGGACACCAAGACCGACGCCACCAAGGCCACCGGCGACACGAAGACCGCCGACACGGCGACGTGGAACCCCGACGCCTGGGACGGCAAGGTCGACTCCCTGCCCGCCGGCGCGCAGAAGATCATCACCGACCTGCGCAAGGCCGACGGCGACGAGCGCGTCGCCAAGAAGACCCTCGACGCCATCATGGCGGCGATCAACCCCGAGAAGGACGGCGAGAAGCCCGACCCGGTCAAGCTCGCCGCCCAGCTCACCGACAGCCAGCGCGACGGCCGCCAGACCAAGGTCGAGCTCGCCGTCTACAAGACCGCCAGCAAGCACTCCGGCGACCCGGACGCCCTGCTGGACTCGCGAGCCTTCCTGGCGAAGGTCGCGGACCTCGACCCGTCCGCCGACGACTTCCAGTCCAAGGTCGACGCGGCGATCAAGTCCGCCGTGGCGGACAACCCCAAGCTCAAGGCGGCCCGGGCGGCTGGCGCGAGCGGTGCGGACCGAACCGGTGGATCCGGTGAGCGTGCCGCGAAGCCCAAGACCCTCGAAGACGCCATCACGCAGAAGATGGCGCGCTGACCTCAGGAGCACACCATGCCCGTGACCCTCGCCCAGGCGAAGCTCAACGCGACGGACGACATCGACGTCCAGATCATCGACGAGTTCCAGAAGAGCAACGACGTCCTCAACCGCATCACCTTCGACGACGTCGTCTCCGGTGCCGGCAACGGCGCCACCCTCACCTACGGCTACACCCGCCAGATCACGCAGCGGGGCGCCGCCTTCCGTGCGATCAACAGCGAGTACACGCCCACCGAGGCGACGAAGGCGCGCTACACCGTGGACCTCAAGCCGCTCGGCGGGTCCTTCCAGGTGGACCGCGTCCTCAACCGCGTCGCTCAGGCCGCGGAGACCGCCTTCCAGATGCGTGAGCTGCTCAAGGCGTCCAGCGCCAAGTTCAGCGACACCTTCTTCAACGGCGACACCGCGGTCGACGCCAACGGCTTCGACGGCATCTCCAAGCTCGTCACCGGCACCTCCACGGAGTACCTGCCGCTGAGCAACGGGGTCGCCGCCGGCTACCTCGACTGGACCGCGATCAACACGCAGGCCCTGGCCTTCGCGACGATCGCGCACATCGACGCCTGGCTCGGCCTGCTCGACGGCCGCCCGGACGCGATCTACCTGCCGCGCAAGGCGAAGGCGCTCTTCAAGACCGTCGCCTCATTCGCCGGGCAGTACTCCGTCGACCGCAACGACGTCGGCCAGGTCATCGAGTCCTACAACGGGATCCCGCTCGTCGACCCCGGCACCAAGGACGGCTCGGCGACCGACATCCTCGCGCTCAACACCCGCGACGCGGACGGGGCCGGCGCCGGCGGCAACATCACCGGCCTGGCCGACATCTTCGCGGTCCGCTTCGGCCTCGACGGCGTCCACGGTGTCTCGATGGCCGACGGCCCGCTCGTCCAGAACTGGCTCCCCGACTTCACCACCGCCGGTGCCGTGAAGACCGGCGAGGCGGAGATGGGCCCGGTCGCGGTCGCGGTGAAGCGGACGAAGTCCGTCGCCGTCCTGCGCAACGTCAAGGTCCAGTGACCCGGACCCCCTGAGCGGAGCGGGGCTGGAGAGACAACCGGCCCCGCTCCAACCGGAACCACAACCGCCCAGGGAGGGCACCATGAAGATCAGCAGCCCCGACAAGACCTACACGGGCGAGTCGCGCTACGGCGAGGTCGTCCTCCAGTTCGAGGACGGCGTCGCGAAGTTCGACGGCGAGCTCCCCGCGGGCGTGCGCCAGTACATGCTCGGCGCCGGCTACGGCATCGGCTCCAAGAAGCCCGCCGACCCCGAGGACACCCCCGCGCCGCCCGACCCGCGCGATGTCACCCACGAGTCCGTCGGCACACCGCTGCGTGACGCCGCGGTCGACCCGAAGGACGGCGACTTCCTCGCCCCGACCAACGCCGGCACCGAGGGCCCCGAGGGCAACCCCCACGGCCCCAACGTCGTCTCCCCGCAGATCCACGGCTCCGTCGGCCAGCCGGTCGTCCCCGGCCCCGTCGGCACCTACGAGGAGCACGACGTCAAGGACGACGAGGGCAACGTGACCGGCAAGGTCGGCGTCGTCCTGTCGGACCCGGCCGCCCAGGAGAAGCGCGAGACCGAGTACGCCGAGCGCGCCCTCGTCGGCAACGAGCCCGTCCCGGAGGTCCTCGCCGACATCGGCGCCAAGGCCAACCCGGACAGCGCCGACCCGACCGGCGAGACGCCCGACGAGGCCCTCGAGCTCAAGGGCGCCGCGCTCGACCAGGCGCTCGAGGAGGCCGGCCTGTCCAAGACCGGCACGGCCGACGAGAAGCGCGCGCGGCTCGCCGAGCACCGCAGCGCCTGACCCGCCATCGGGTGGGGCGTCAACGAGATCCCCGGGAACGCAACCGTGAGCGTGAGCACCTGGTCTCGAAGGCGGCTCGGGGAGTTTCACCCCGGGTCCTTTCGCTCCCTGCCATGAGCCGACCTGCGCCCCACCCGAACACCTCTCGGAGGTAGCCGTGCCCACCTACGCCACCCCCGACGACCTCGCCGCCTGGACCGGCGCGAGCGCGCCAGCCAACGCCGTGCAGCTGCTGCGCACCGCGTCCGGGCTCGTCGCCGAGGCCACAATCACCGCCTGGTACGCCACCGACAGCGCCGGGCTCCCCACCGCCACAGCGACGCTCGACGCGTTCCGCGACGCCACCTGCGCCCACGCGGCCGCCATGGCCGCGGCCAAGGTCGACCCGGCCGCTGGCGCAGCCGTCGGTGCAGGTGCCGCGGTCCGCAAGAAGGTCGGCACCGCCGAGGTCGAGTACGCCGGCGCCGCCGACGCCGCCTCCGCGCGGGCCCGGCTCGTCGACGTCCTGTGCCCCGAGGCGATCCGCATCCTGCGTGCCGCCGGCCTCACCCCGAGCGTCCTGGGCTGATGTTCGCCGCGGCCGAGGACTTCCAGCTGACCACCGTCACGGTCCGCACCAAGACCGGCTCCGGCGCCAACGGCGACATCTTCGGCGCCTCGGTCGACCGCGACGTCTTCCTCGAGGACTCACGCAAGCTCGTCCGCGACGCCACCGGCGAGCAGGTCGTCTCCGAGACCACCCTCTACGCCGACGTCGCCGACGCCGCCGTCTTCACCCCCGACTCCAAGGTGGCGCTGCCCGGCCGCACCGCCCGCGTCCTGTTGGCCAAGCGGCACGTCATCGGCGACCCCGACGTCGACCACCTCGAGGTGACCCTCACATGAGCCTGCGCATCGAACGCCACCTCGACCTTTCCAGCCTGTCCGCCGAGGTCGCCGCCGTCGCCCCTGCGGCCGTCGCGCGCGCCGGCGAGCACATCCGCGCCGTCTCGGTCGCTCGCACGCCCGTCGAGACCGGGCGCCTCGCCGGCTCGGCCGCGGTACACCTCGACCACCAGGACGGCGACGCCACCGCCTCCATCACCTACGACGGCCCCTACGCCCGCTACCAGCACGAGCGCCTCGACCTGCGCCACGAGACCGGCCAGGCAAAGTTCCTCGAGTCCGCGCTGCTCAGCGAGGCCGACACCGCCCTCGAGATCATCGCCACCGACATCAGGCGGGCCCTGTGAGCGGCGAGCGCGGCTACGAAAGCGACCTGCTCGCCGGCCTCGCCCAGGAGCTGCAGGACGCCGGAGTCGCCGTCTATCGGCCCGACACGCCCTACGAGGACGGCGAGACCGCCATCACCTTCGGCACCATGCTCGACCAGCCCGACCGCTGCGTGACGCTCACGACCTACCCGCTGACCGACCAGCCCCGCGAGGCCCTCTCCCTGGTCGGCGTGCAGGTCCGCTCACGGGCCGAGTCCTACCTCGACGCCAACGACCTCAACGTCGCCATCTTCCGGGCGTTGCACGGCCTCACCGGACGCCAGTACGGCACCTGCCACCTCGTGCAGCTGCTGCGGCGCACCTCCGTGCCGATGGGCGCCGACACCGACCAGCGCTGGGAGCACTCAGCGAACTTGTACGCCGACATCAACCCGCCCACCACCGCGCTGCGGCCCGAGTAGGAGACGACCATGGCCCGCTTCACCAGCATCCACCCGCTGCACTTCACCGAGCCGGCCGTCCGGTTCCAGCCCGAGGGCGACCAGTTCGTCCTCGAGACCGACGACGACGCCGTCATCGACGCCATGCGCGCCCTGCCGGCCGACTTCCACGTCGTCGAGCACGTCGTCGACGAGCTCGACCAGATGAAGAAGCCCGAGCTCGAGGGATACGCCACCGAGTACGGCATCGACCTGACGGGCTGCCGCTCGAACGCCGACCGCGTCAAGGCCATCCGCGCCCACTTCGCCACCCTCGCCGACCGCGACGACGAGCCGGGCGCCGACGACACCACGCCCGCCGTCCTCGAGTCGCAGCCGGTGCCGGCCGCCGACGACAACGGCGACACGGAGTAGCACCCACCCCACAGTCCCCCGCCGCAAGACCGCGAGCGGGTCATCCGGCACGCCTGTAGGAGGCAACCGACATGAGCAACGAACTCGCCCGCCGGCTCGCGGTCGACATCTCGGCCGACAACACGACCTGGGCGCGCTTGGTCGGCACGACCGACGTCAACGACCAGGACAACATGACCGAGCAGGACGCCTCGGAGTACGAGACGGACGGCTTCGCCGCCACCGAGGTCACGATGCACGGCTGGCTGCTCGCGGTGAAGTTCAACCGCAAGAGCAACGCCGGCGTCTTCGACCCGGTCCAGGAGATCATCCGCGCCGCCCGCTTCAAGTTCGGCGACGCGGCCCGCGTCTGGGTCCGCTGGTACGACCGCAACGGCCGCAACGACGGCAAGCAGGGCCGCGCCCTCGTCGAGTGGAACCGGTCCAAGACCGGCGTCGCCGACATCGAGGAGATCTCCGTCAACTTCAAGGGCGACGGGATCCTCGTCGACATCGCCAACCCCGGCAACTCGACCCTCCCCTCGGTCCTGTCGGCCACCCCCAGCGGTGCCGCGGCCGGCGCCCAGGTCACGATCGGCGGCCAGTACTTCACCGGCGCGACCGGCGTGAAGTTCGGCGCCGTCTCGGCGACGGTCTTCACCGTCGTGTCCGACACGCACATCGTCGCCACCGTCCCCGCCGGATCGGCCGGCTCCGCCCCGGTCACGGTCACCACGGCCGCCGGCACCTCGAACGCTCTGGCCTACACGCGCGGCGCGTAGTCCTCGAGCCCAGGACGAGCGCGGGCGGCCCTGGCTGGGAACCGCCCGCGCTCCACCATCCCAGCCACTCCCAGCCACCCAGCCAAGGAGCAGCACCATGGCGCTCAAGCGCTTCACACCCGAACCTCTCATCTTCCCCATGCCGAACGGCACCGACTACGAGGTGCCCCCGGTCGACATCGACCGCGGCTGGCGCCTCTCCCAGCTCATGTCCAAGAGCCAGGCCGAGCTCGACGCCGCCGACGAGACCGATGAGGACCTCTTCCGCCTCGTGCTCTCCGACGAGCTCTGGGACCGCATGCGCACCGAGAGCGTCCCCATCGACGCCGCCTGGCGCGCAGGCATGGCCGCCCTCGCCCACTTCCGCATCGTCGACCAGGGGCAGGGCCCCCTCGCCGACATCCACGCCGCGGCCATGCTTGCCGCCGAAGCGATCTGGGAGTCCGGCATCCACCCGGAAGCAGTGGCCGCCTGGGGGGCGGCCAACCTGACGACGACCTCGCCCGCTACGGCCGAGGAGAGTGCCGCGACGGCGTCTACGAGTGGTACGAGCTCCCCGACGGAGCCCTCACCGGTCCCGGCCTCCGCCTCGTAGACCTCCTCGACGAAGAGGACCTGATCGTCGCGGACTTCCAGCAGTTCTACGGCACCGAGCTCGAGCACGCCGACCACCTGACCTGGTGGGAGTTCCGGCGCCGGCTCTACGGCCTGCTGTCCGAGCCGCACAGCCGCATCGCCCGCACGTTCACGCCCACCCCAGCCGGCGACCCCGGCACCCAGCCCGACACCGAGTGGGAGGACATGACGTGACCGAGACCAGCGTCGGCGCCATCGTCGGATACCTCCGCCTCGACAACTCCGACTGGATGCGGGAGACCGCCGCGGCCGACGCCGCCATCGACAAGCTCGACGGCAAGGACGCCCACGTCCGGGTCGAGGTCGACGGCGTCGCCAAGGCGATGGCCTCGCTCGACGCGGTCCGCGGCTCCACTGACAAGGTCCGGGACGCCAACCTCCGGCTCGCGATCGCCCAGGCACGCCTCAACGAGGTCCGCGACCGGGGCAACGCGAGCGCGTCCCAGATCCTGTCGGCCGAGCGCGGCGTCATCATCGCGCGCCGCTCCGTCGCGGCAGCCACCGGCGAAGCCGCGGACGCCTCCCGGAAGCTGTCCGAGGCCAACGACCGGGTCGACGAGTCGAACAAGCGCGTCGAGCGGTCCAGCCGCAACGCCCACAGCCGCACCGGCGCGCTCATCACCGCCATCGGCATCCTCGGGCCCGCGCTCGTGCCCGTCGCGGCCGGCACGACTGCCCTCGCCGGCGGGTTCGCGACGATGGGCGCGGCGGGCGTGCTGGCCCTCGTCGGCATCAACGCCGAGATGAAGAAGGGCACCGCGCTCGGCCTCACCTACAAGGCCACCCTTGACGACGGCAAGGCCGCCATCATGGGGCTCGCGCACACCGCCGCGAGCAACATCCTCGGCCCGCTGCAGGCCGCCATCGCCGACCTGCAGTCCCGGATGCCGCAGCTCAACGGCATCGTCGGCGAGTTCTCCACGATGACCGGCAACGCCGCCGGCAACCTCACCTCCGGGCTCCTGTCCGCGCTCATCGCGCTCGAGCCGATGCTGCGCGACGCCGGCGTGTACGTCTACCAGCTGTCGCGCCGCTTCGACGAGGCCATGTCCGGCGGCGGGGTCGTCGCCTTCGGCGACTACATCCGCTCCGTCTTCCCGCAGGTGATGGACGCCGTCGAGTCCCTCGTCACCCTCGCTGGGCACCTCGTCACCGCGTTCGCGCCGCTCGGCACCGGAACCCTGGCCATGCTGCGGCTGCTCGCCGACGCCATCAACGCCATCCCCACCGACACCCTCGCGGACATCGCCCAGGTCGCCGGGTCGGTCTTCATCGGGTTCAAGGCCTGGCGGGGCCTCTCCGCACCGATCAAGGCCCTCGAGACCGCCCTCGGTGGTGTCGAGGGCATGTCGACCCGGGCCGCGACGAGCCTCCGGGCCCTGCAGACCTCGGCCGGCATCATCGGCATCGCCCTGGCGGCCCTGTCCTACGTCATCTCCTCGAACGCCGAGAGCCAGCGCAACGCCCAGCAGGCCACCGACGACTACGCCGACGCGCTGCGCCGCTCCAATGGCGTCATCGACGAGTCGATCCGCAAGGTCGCCTACGACACCCTGCAGAAGCAGGGCGCCATCGACGCCGCCAAGAAGCTCGGCATCAGCCTCGACGACGTGACCCTCGCGGCGACGGGCAACCAGGACGCCATGCGCCGGGTCAACGTCGTCGTCATGGACGCCATCCAGAACCACCGCGACCTCTGGGGCGCCGCCCACGACCTTCGCTCGGCCCTCGGCGAGAACAACACCGAGCTGCGCAACGCCCAGCAGGCCAACAAGGACCTCGCCGACGCCACAGGTCAGGCCAATTCCCAGACGCAGGGCTCCGTCGAGGCCAACGAGCGCGCCGCCTCCAAGTACGGCATCACCGCCACGACACTCCAGCAGGTCGCCGACGCCCAGCAGAAGACGGCCGACCAGACCGAGATCGCCACGGTCAAGATGCAGGAGCAGAACGACGCTGCCGGTCTGCTCAAGCAGCAGCTCGACCTCCTCAACGGCAAGCAGCTGTCGAACGAGGAGGCCGTCAACGCCTACGACCGCGCCGGCAACGCCCTCGCGCGCCCGATCAAGGACGCCGAGAAGGCCCTCGCCGACGCTCAGAAGCGCGCCCGCGACGTCGCCAACCAGACCGGCCACACGACCGGTGGCTCCGGCGTCGCCTCGGCGCAGCTGTCGCTCACGCAGGCCCAGGACAAGCTCACCCGGCTCCAGTCGAGCGGCAAGGCCACCGCCGAGCAGCTCGCGTCGGCGCAGGACCGCGTCGAGCGGGCCACCCTGCGGCTCACCGAAGCCCAGGGCAAGGCCGGCAAGGTCACCGGTGCGGCCACGAAGGAGCAGAAGGACTCGGCGAACGCCGCGGTGGCCCAGGCCAAGGCCACGCTCGCGGCGCAGTTCAGCCTCAAGGGCTCCTCCGAGGAGGCCGTCCGCAACCGCGACAACATCATCGGCATGGTGAAGGCCGCCTCGATCGCGGCCGGCACCAACGGCGACCTCGCCTCCTCGAACGAGAAGGCGCGCCAGAAGTTCATCCAGATGCGCGCCGACGTGCTCAAGCAGGCGACCGCCCTCGGGTTCAACAAGGACCAGGTGCAGGAGCTCCTCGACAAGATCGCCCAGGTCCCCGACCACGCGACCCCGACGAAGTTCGACGCCGACACCGCGCCGGCCACCGGCAAGACGAAGGAGTGGGTCGGCGTCATCAACGGCGTCCCCACCTGGCGCGAGACCACCTTCAAGGCGAACACCGGCGACGCCCTCGCCGCCCTGGGCACCCTGACCGACGCCATCGCTGGCGTGGCCAGCAAGACCATCACCATCAGCGCCGTCTACGGCAAGTACGGCCAGGCGGCCGCCCAGGCGGCATCGCAGGCCTCCCGCCGCTCGGACGTCTACTACGGCCACTCGCATGGCGGCACCGTCCGCGGCCCCGGAGGCCCTCGCGAGGACCGTGCTCTGACGGCGCTGTCCCCGGGCGAAGAGGTCATTCAGAACGGCCCGGCGCAGAAGCACCGCGCGCTGCTCAAGGCCATCAACGACGGCTCCTTCGACCGTGGCATGGTCCCCGCGTCGGTCCGGTCGATGATCGCCGGCCGCGGCGCCGTCGTGCCCCTGCCCGCCGCGAGCCGCAGCGCCGCTCCGGCGGCAGGCGCGGCCACTGGCGGCCGCGACATCGACTACGAGCGGTTCGAACGCCTCATGGAGCGGGTCATGCGGGCCCTGCCGAACCCGGTGACGTCCGTCGAGGACATCCAGCGCGCAGCGATGGCGAGGTGACGGCGTGGCAACGCTGATCGAGTTCGCGGGCGTCACCTTCAACACCGGAGAGCCCGACGCGGACGGGTGCCTCTGGTCGATGCGCGTCCCCCAGGGCTGGGGGCGCCCACCTCAGCAGGTCGACGTCACCGAGCCCACCGTGGCCCCCGGCGGCGACCAGTCCTCCAACCGTCGCAAGCCCTGGCCGCTGCTCGCCCGCTGGCGCGTCCGCTGCCCCGACGAGGCGACCGCGTGGGCGACCTACAACCGGTGCCACGAGATGCCCGGCGACGGGCTCGACAGGGCGGCAACGCTCCTCGTCGGTGAGGCCGTCCCGAAGTGGGTCAGCGTCATCCAGACCGCCGCCGACATCACCGAGCCCCGCGGCAACCTCCTGGTCTTCGCCGAGGTCGAGCTCTCCGCCCTCGTCCCATTCAAGCGCGGCGCCGACGAGCGCTCCATCACCCTGGCCCCCGGCGAGACGAAGACCCTACGCAACGCCGGCACCCGCGCTGCCACGCTCGTCGTCACCACGACCGGGGCCGGCACCGTCCAGCTGCGGCAGAACGCCTCCGGCCAGGTCATGCGGACCCGCACCAGCGTCGCCACCGGAACGGTCTTCGACTGCCGCGAGCAGTCCGTCACGACGTCGGCCGGCCTCGACATCTTCCCGATGGGCTCACCGTCGGAGTGGCTCTCGATCCCCGGCGGCACGCTCACCATCCCGGCCGACACCGGGCTCACCAACCAGGGCACGGCGCCGGTCACGGTGTCCTGCTACGACACGTACTGAGAGGGGTCCACGTGGACATCTTCGCCCTGCTCATCCTCGCGAAGTACCTCGCCGGCAAGGCATCCCCGCCGGACATGCCGACGTACTACGCGACCTTCGCGAACAGCGGCAGCGAGGTGGCCGGGATCGTGCGCTCCGCCTTCTACTTCGCCGAACCGGACGTCGTCTCCGACACGGAGATCGACCTGGCGAACGAGACGCCCATCAGCCTCGACACCCCCGACGGGACCGCCGACGAGATCTGGGTCTACGACTCGCTCTCGGGCGGCAACCGGTGGTTCAAGGAGCCCATCGCGGGCGGCCCGATCACCCTCGTCGACGGCGGCAACAAGACGTTCCCGCCCGGCGACTTCACGCACACCCTCGAGATCGCCTGAGCCACAAGGAGACCCCATGGCCACCCTCATCACCGACGCCGAGCGCAACTACCTGGCCGACCAGGAGGCCGCGCGCATCACCCACCTGTCCCTGCACACGGCCTCGCCGGGCACGACGGGCGCCAGCGAGGCCAGCGGCGGGTCCCCCGCCTACGCGCGCAAGGCAGTCACCTTCAACGCCGCGGGTGCCGTGGGCCCGCTCGGCCCGACGCTGCAGCCGGCCACCGTCGGCGTGGCCTGGTCCTCGGAGGTCACCTTCGACGTCGCCTCCGGCACCTACTCGCACTGGGGCGCCTGGTCGGCGTCGACGTCGGGCACCTACCGGCTCGGGAACACGCTGAGCGCGTCGCAGTCCCCGACCGGGCAGGCCCAGATCAAGCACTCCATCGCGGTCGGCCCGTTCTCGGGCGCCTGAGCGACGCCATGAGCAATCTCACGACGACGTTCGTCGACGGATCAGGCGGCGGCACCCCGATCGATGCTGCGTGGCTCAACGCGGTCAACGCGGCGCTCAACCCGTGGCGCAGTCGCGCGGCGCTTCCTCTGACCAGCCTCACGGGTTGGACGGCCGGCACTGGGACATGGACCGCCGACGCCAACGGCATCCACCAGACCGACGCCTCCACCTCGACGAAGCGCCTGCGGTACACCGCCTCGCGGATCCAGCTCGCCAGTGCGGTCGTCGAGGTCGAGGTCCGACTCGACAGCGGCGCCGGCAATGCCGGTCTGACGCTGCGCACCGGGCCGGGTGACGTAACGCAGGGCCAGCGTGTCGACCTGCGGGGCGACGGCACGAACGTCACCGCGGTCGGTTTCGAGTCTGACGCGTTCACAGCCCAAGGCACCTACGCCCTCGACTCCTCGATCGCCTACGGCACGTGGATCAAGCTGCGAGCACAGATCCACGGCTCCGCCCTCGCAGTGTCCATCAACGACACGCTGCTGACCACAGCGAAGGTCGATTGGGGCAACAACGGGCCCTACCTCGGCCTCGTCTGCTACTCGGCCGCAGCCTCCTGGCGCAACCTCAAGGTATGGACCCTGGTCGGTCCGACCGAGGCTCTCTAGCAAGGAAGGACGCCCGTGGCCTACCCCGGTACCAGCACCTTCCCCGGAGCGAGCACTTTCCCAGGTGCTATCGACGCCGCGACCACGACCGGCTCCGGTCCCGTGTCGGTGGGGTCGTCATCCGCCTCGAGCCTCGTGCCGGTCACCACGGGGATGAGCCCAGTCGGCGCTGGGTCGTCCGCGCGCACGATCCCCGTCGCGACGACCTCCGGCACCGCGCCCGTCACCGTCGAGTCCTCCTCGAGCACGTCGACCGAGGGCGTGGCGCAGACCACCACCGGTGAGTCGCCCGTCACGGTGGAGTCGTCGTCGGGCACCGAACTCGTCCTACCCACGACCACCGGCGAGTCCCCAGTCAGCGTCAGCTCGTCCTGCACGACCGCGGTCATTCTCGCGACCACTGGAACATCACCGATCGGGGTCGGATCTAGCAGCCGCACGCTCGCCGAGGCCGACCTTCTCGCCGCCCACGGCACCACCCGCTTCACCAGCCACGCCGGCACCCCGACCACCCCCGACGTCGTCGCGGCGCACGGCACCACCCGGTTCAGCAGCCACCTCGGCCTGCCCCGAGACGTCGAGCACGTCAGCGCGCACGGCACCACCCGGTTCAGCACCAGCGCGACACCGCTGCGCCTCTTCAAGATCGACGCCACCACCCACCTGCCCCAGTTCCGGCTCCTCGTCGTCGACCGCACCGGCACCCCGCTCGGCGAGCTCAAGGGCGCCCAGCTCGGCGACGCCACCTACGCACAGGGCGGCGTCCTCACCTTCTCCTTCACCATCCGCAAGAACCACCCCCGCGCGCACCTGCTCGACATCGGCACGGAGGTGCAAATCTGGTCCGGCGACGAGATGATCCGCGAGTCGTGGTTCGTCATCGTCGAGGACCCCACCGACGGCGGCCCCACCTGGACCTTCAAGTGCGAAGGCACCCGCTGGCACCTGGGGAACGCCATCATCGGCCGGCCCCGCCCCGAGCTGCTCAAGAACGGCGGCTTCGAGGACAACCTCAAGCACTGGCACCCCGTCGTCTTCCCCGGCTCAGCCTCCATGGCTCCCCCGACCAGCCAGATCGTCAAGGGCGCCCAGGCCCTCGCCGGCGGCAAGGCGCTGCGCACCACCGCGGTCCTCAAGGTCGTCGTCAAGGAGGAGAAGACCGCCGCGATCTTCAAGGGCAACCAGCCCTACGCCGGTAGCCCGCTCGCCTCCGGCTACCTGGCCGGCGGCGAGCAGATCATCCGCAACCTCGTCGCCGACATCCCCAAGGGCCAGACGATCACCCTCGAGGCCTTCACCGCCGACGTCGACTCCGGCAACGGCCAGAAGCTCTCCGAGCGCCGCGCGGCCGCCGCGAAGGCCACCATCCTCGCCGCCCGACCGGACCTGCACGTCAACGACTACGGCCGCGGCGAGACCGTCCAGGTCGCCCCCAACGACACCCCCGCCAACCAGGCCAAGAACCGCCGCATCCTGCTCACGTGGGACGGCACCCGCATCGGTCACCGGCAGGCCCACAACCAGTGGTTCACCTTCGAGAACGACACCCGCGTCCCGACCGCTCTCGAGATCTCCCTGTGGGCCAACCTCATCGACTACGTCGGCCCCTCCAAGGACGGCTGGCTCGGCTACATCAACCGCCGCCACGCCAGCGCCCCGCACAAGATCCTCGACGAGAAGTGGGTCACCCTGCCGCCCACCTTCCCGAAGCAGCGCTGGACACCCCAGAGCTTCTCCATCGACGCACCGGCCAACAGCACCGACATCTACGAGCTGCGCCTCTACGGCACAGCCGGCGACACCATCTTCGACGAGGTGTCCGTCAAGCCCAACGTGCTCACCGCCTGGTACAACGTCACCCGCCCGACGCTCTACGCCGGCCTCATCGCCCACGCCCAGGACCCCACCTTCGGCAAGGTCGACCTCAACATCGAGACCAACTGCCCCTCCTTCGGCATCCGCGACGACTACGAGTACGAGCACAAGCGCCACCGCACCGTCAACGACGCCCTCGCCGAGCAGCTCTCCGCCGACGACTCCCCCGAGTTCTGGATCGACACCACCCCCACCCGGCGCATCGCCCGCACCGCCGCCCGCCGCGGCCGCCGATCCCAGGTGCACCTCGAGCTCGGCGGCGTCGTCGAGGACTTCACCACCGGCGGCGACGCCGACAAGCGCGCCACCGTCGGCATCGTCACCTCCGACATCGACGGCGGCGCCGTGCTCGAGGCCTACGCCCGCGGCCCCAGGGTCAACGGCCTGGCCTTCGAGCGCACCCGCGCCACCGAGCCCAACCGCACCGTCGCCCGGGCCGGGCAGATCGCCCGCCAGATGATCCGCTACGGCAGCACCAGCGACGACATCACCTCCGTAACGTGCAAGCCGTCCAAGACGCTCATGCTGCTGCAGCGCGTCTGGGTCGGCGACGTGTGCCGCACCACCGTCAAGCAGGGCGGCGTCAACGCCGACAGCGACCACCGCGTCACCGAGGTCCGCATCTCTTTCGCGCGCAGGCAGATCACCTACGAGCTCGCCCAGGAGGTGTGACATGGGACAGCCCGAGCGCCCGAGTGATCGTCGCACCCCACGCAGCGAGGTCGCACGCCTCGACGACGCCGTGGCGGCCGAGCGCCGCAACCGCGTCAAGGACAACGAGGTCGAAGGCCTCGTCCTGATCCGCGAGCAAGCGTCCTCCTCGTGGGTCGATGGTGTCGCCTGGATCAAGCGGCCCGGCGAGGTTGGCGGCGGCGCGCCGTGACCGTTGCGTGGCCGGGCGAGCAGCTCGCCCTCTACGACGTCGTCGTCGAGGCCGGCCCGCTCGACCCCTACGGCGACCTGTACTACGCCCTCGACGTCCGAGAGAGCGCCGACACCACCGTCACCGTCAACGCCGGCGACCAGTTCTACCTCTACTCCGACATCCCCCGTCTCGCGATCCCGGGCGACGTCCTGGGCGAGTGCAACTGGATCATCGACGTCACGGCCGGCGCCGCCTCCGTCACCGTCGAGACCGGCTTCGACCCGGACTGGTCCTACAGCCCCCCGTTCGGCTGGGCGCCCACCGCCGTCTCGTCACTGGTGGCGGGCCGAGCAGTCGTGCCGCTCCCGGCCGGAGACCGCAGCTTCGAGCGGCTCTGGAACGACGGCGCGCCGCTGCTGCGGGTCACCGTCATCTCGGGCTCGGCGACCCTGCGCGCGGCGTGGCTGCAGGTCGAGCCCCCAGACGGGCTCAAGGTCCTCGATGGCTGGACCTGGTCAACGTGGACCGAGCCGGGCCTCGTGCCCGCCAAGGCCGACGCCGGCAACGGCAACGCCGGCGCAGGCGTCACCATCCCCGACGACGCGGATCCGAACCACGCCATGGACGCAGTCCGCCACGACGGGTCCGCGACCCGAGGCAGCAGCCTCGCCCCGCCCGGTACGGCTCCGTACTCCTACATGAGCCTCGGCCCCACAGACGGGGACCTGTTCGCCACCGCAGCCACCGCCACCGGGTACGACCGCTCCGGTGCCGTCCTATCGAGCCCGCCGGAGAGCTATGCCGACCTCAACATCGGCTACTCCAACGGCTACTGGCGCGAGCGACCCACCCTCCGCCAGCTCCCGCCGGAGTTCAGCCTGCTCAAGCGCGGCCGTGACTGGGTCCCCATCAACCCCAGCGACTTCACGTGGACCGGCTCGGTGGAGTTCGACCCTGACGGCCACACCGTCGGCATCCGCTGGGCAGACATCTACCTCGACGTCGTCGCCGCCGGCGGCGGCAGCGACGAGATCTCCGGCAACATCGGCTACGCCACGGGCATCCTTCTCGCGCCCGTCTCAGGCTGGACCGGGTCATTCGGGTCCTGGCCGCCCCCGCTCGGAGCCCAGGTCGTCGACCTGCCTGCCCCGCACGCCCCTGACATCGACCCCCTCTTGCCGATGACCCCAGCGCCCGGCTCGGACTGGACGATCACTGCCTACACCGACATGGCAGTCGGCGCCTACCCCGTCAACGACGAGTGGCAGCAGTGGGACGTCCGCCCCCACGGCGGGTCCCTTGGCACGGCCATCTACATCTGGCACCAGATGCCGGACTACCGCTACCGCGTGCCGGTCTTCGTCCCGTCCCCCGACGCGGTGGGCCGTGAGCCGCAGTTCTTCGTCCGCATCGACGGGATCGACCGGGCGGTTGGGTTCGGCAAGCCCGCCGACGACGACGGCCACGTCTTTGCCGTCTCCACCGCGCTCGGCCAGTACCGCGACATGACGCTCGCTGAGTACGCCTCCGTCGCAGGGCCGCTCCCCGACTTCACCCCGGACTGGTCATGAGCACCACCACACTGCGCCGTGAGGTCGCGCGCGTCGACGCTGAGATCGCAGCTGCGCGCCGCGGCGAGCCGGCGCCGAGGCCGAAGCCGCCGTTCGTCGCCGTCACAGCGAACCCGCACCGGGACTGGCCCGCCGGGAAGCTCTGGCTCGATACCGGCACCGTCGGCCCCCTCGGCTCACACCCGCTGTGGGTGCTGCTCTACGACGGATCGTTCACGCACGTCGCGTGGCTCGTCCTCGACCTCTGACCACCTCGAGCCGCCCCGCGGCGCCCTTCCACCGAGGCCCACCCAGCGCACCGACTCGAGGGAGCAGCACCATGCGCGAAACCAAGGCCCGCCGATGAGCCCCAGGGCCTCCATCTGGTTCGTCTCCGTCGTCCTGGGACTCATCGCACTCGTCGTCATCGTTGGCCTCTGGCGTGGCGACCTCAACCCCAACGGGGCCGTCGCCACCCTGGCCACGGTCCTCACCGGAACGATGGCCGGCCTCTACTGGCGCGAACGCGACAAGGGCAACCGGCCCAAGGACGGCAGCGATGAGTAGCCCCGTCATCCTCGCCGGCGTCTTCGCGCTCGGCTTCATCGCCGGGGTCATCGTCGACGACCTCGCAGACCGACCCTTCGGCAAGGAGAACCGCACCATGAAGGAACGACTCCACCGGGCCAGCATCCGCGCCCGCGCCTGGGCACGGCTCATGCAGCGCAAGGCCACCCGCGACGGCGTCCGCTCCCGGTTCGACGTCGTCATGCCGTGGCTCGTCATCCTCGCCATGGCGGCCTCCGGCGTCTCCAGCCTGCAGCTGGTCCGCGCCGGCAACGACCTGGACAAGCTCGGCTCGTGCGTCGCCGACTACAACCAGCGCTTCGCCGAGGCGTACAAGGCTAGGCTCGACGCCTCCGCCCAGGTCAACGAGGCGCTCGACCGGATCGTGGTCACCGTCTACTCGGCCGACCGTGAGGGCTTCCGCAAGGCCGTCGCCAACTACGTGACGAACCGGCAGAAGGTGAAGAACGCCCAGGCGACGAACCCCTACCCGCCACTTCCCACGACCTACTGCGGCCCGGTGGTGACGAAGTGAGGTACCGCGACGTCATCGTCTTCGCCGTTGCGACAGCCCTGCTCATCGTCGCGCTCGTGCTCTTCCCGATGCGCTACGTCAACGTCGGCCTCGCCATGGTCTCCCTCGCGCTGCTCGTCTCGACGCTCGTGCGCCGCTGGCACCTGCTCACGGGCCGGCTGCACCGCATCGGCGTCGCGTTCGCGTGCGTGCTCGCCGTCGGCGCCTACGGATCTTGGGAGGCCGCCTCGCAGGCGTCCCCGCCCGGCTACCGCGTCGTCCTCACGTCACTGTCCCTCTTCGGCCTTCTCGTCGCGCTGATCTGGCGCTTCGACGAGGACCTGTAGCCCCAGCAGTCCCAGCCCGAGGGCCCCGCGCGACACCCCGTCGCGGCGGGGCCTTCCTCATGCCCGAGGAGACGTCCATGGCACTGGCCACCTACGAGGAGAACGGCACGATGCTGTCGATCGACCTCAAGGCCCCGATCGCGGAGGCGCGCCGACTCGGCGCCGCCGACCCGCTGACGAGGGGCACCAAGCTCGTCATCATCAGGGGCTACGGCTCGTACCGGAAGAACGCAGCCTCCGGCGGCACCGACACCGGCTCCGGGCACGTCGACTTCAACGCCGAGGGCATGACCGACGCCCAGGCGCAGCGGTGGGTCCTGTACCTGCGCCGGGTCGGCATCATGGCCTACTTCCGGCGCCGCTCCTGGTGGTCGAGCTGGCTCGGCCGGCTCCGGGTCCCGGGCTGGCAGCGGCACGTGCACTGCGGCCTCTACAAGTCCGCCGACGCGTCGAAGGCGATGCGCGACCAGTGGGCCGAGTGGCTCGCCGGCGGCGACGGGCTGTCGGGCCCGGAGCCCGATGACGGCGACCGGCGTGTCGTCGGCCGGACCTACGCGCAGTACGTCGCGCTCATGGCCGCGGCCGTCACGAACGTCGGGCAGACCGTCGCGGTCGCCGCCCGGGTCAAGCTCATCCAGAAGGCACTCCGGCTCAAGGTCGACGGTGTCTGGGGCCCGCAGACCGACGCGGCGCTGTGGCAGATGTGGATCGTCCGCAAGGAGGGCCGCGCCCGGTTCGTGAAGTACAACGCGACCTGGCGCAAGACGATGCAGCGCCAGTGGGGCGCCCGGGTCATCGACGGCGTCTGGGGGTCGCAGACGCAGGCCGCGAACCTCGCCACCGTGAAGGTCGTCCAGAAGGCCCTCGGTGTCGTCGCCGACGGCGTCTGGGGCCCCGTCACCGACCGCGCCTACCGGGCGCTCCGGGCGAAGGCGTACCGGCCGTGAGCCGCTCGGCAGACCCTGCCCGCCGAGCGCGGCCCGCGCTCGAGATCAAGGCCCGCCAGGCCGTCTACGTCGGCGGGGCGATCATCCTCGCCTGCGCCGTCCTCGGCGGCGCGGCCGCCGTCGCCGCCGTCGCCGCCGTCAACCACGCCTACTCGCGCGCCAGCGCCAGCACCCAGAAGGAGCCAGCATGAGCACCACCGACCTGACGCGCCTCCCCCTCGAGGGAGTCATCGTCGACCCACCCAAGGCCATCACCATCTTCGGCCGCGAGCCCGCCGCCTGGCTCGGGCTCATCGAGGCAGTCCTGGGCGTCGCCCTCGCCTTCGGCCTGGGCATCAGCCAAGACACCTTCGGCCCCATCATGGCCGTCGTCTCCGCCATGGTCGGCGTATACAGCGCCTGGGCGACGAAGGACACGATGCTCGGCGTCATCGTCGGGCTCGTGAAGGCCCTCGTGACCCTCGTCGCCGTCTACGGGTTGACGCTCTCCGACTCGCAGGTGGGCGCCGTCCTCGCGGTCACCGCGGTCGTCGTCGCGTTCGTGCAGCGGTCCCAGACCTCCCCCGTCATCGACAACGTCGCTCCCGCCGACGCGCTGCCGCCGATCCCAGACCCGACCGAGGTCGAGGGCGTCGACCAGGACGCGTCCCTCGGTGACGGCACCGCGGCCGCCGGCGAGCAGACCGACTCGGCGCAGGACCTCGTGGACCACGCCCTCAGCCAGCCGTATCAGGGCAAGCACGCCGACTGACTGTCGGACCCTCGAGGTAGCGTCACCGACGCGACCCCGAATCGCAGGTGCCGGCCCGGCGCCCCACGCCAACCACCGGCCGGCACCGAAGAGCCCCGCCCCCCTTCTCGGGGCGGGGCTCTTTCTAGGTGCGGCGGCGTGTCAGCGTCGTTTCAGTCTGTAAGAGTCACTGTTTCTGGTTGCATGCATGGCATGGAGACGACTCTGTCCAAGGACGAACGCCTGCGACGCCTCAATCAGGTCTTCACTCCGAGCGCTCCCGTCGCGCGTCGGGATCTCTTCGCGGGCCGCCTCGAGCAAGTCTTCGACATCACATCGGCCATCGCCGAGCCGGGCAAACACATCGTCATCTATGGCGAGCGCGGCGTCGGGAAGACCTCGTTGGCCAACGTGCTCCACGAGCTCGTCGCGCCCATCATGGGGATCAGTGTGCAGCCCGCCAAGATCAACTGCAGCACCGTCGACAAGTTCACGTCCCTGTGGACCAAGGTCTGCAGGCAGCTCAAGCTCGAGATCCCCGAGTCCTGGACCTACGGCAGCCCGGATCCGGATGAGATCCGGGTCATGTTGGCGGGCATCAAACCACCAGCTGTCATCATCATGGATGAGTTCGACCGGATCGAAGATGACGACACCCTGAGCCTGATGGCCGACACGCTCAAGGCGCTGTCGGACCATGCCGTGCCCACGAAGCTCGTCATCGTCGGCGTGGCCGACTCCATCGACCAGCTCGTGGGAGAGCACGAGTCCGTGCAACGAGCCATCGCCGAAGTAGCCATGCCCCGAATGACCGAAGCGGACATGACTTCGATCATCGACAACGGGCTTCCTGTGCTCGAGATGGGGATCGAGTCTCAGGCACGAACGCAGATCGGCCGACTCGCGGAAGGCCTTCCCCACTACGTGCACCTGCTCACTCAGAAGGCAACCCTGCGTGCGATCCAAGACGACCGCACCACGATCACCACCGGCGACGTCGAGGACGCCATCTCCGTCGCGGTAGCGAAGCACTCCCTGGCCAAGGAGTATCAGACCGCGATCCAGAGTCCTCGACCCGACAACCTGTTCGCCCGCGTCCTCACCTCGTGTGCCCTTGCCGAGAAGAACCGACTGGGCGGATTCACCTCGCGTGCCGTGAGAGACCCGCTGAGCCGCATCATGGGACGGGTCTACGAGATCCCTGCTTTCGCTCCCCACCTCAAGGCCTTCACCGACGCCGACCGGGGGTCCGTCCTCAAGCGCGAAGGCACTCCTCGGCGCTACACGTATCGCTTTCGGAACCCGCTCCTGCAGCCGTTCGCTGTGCTCACCGCACTGTCCGAGGGGCTGATCCCAGAGGAAATGCGCAAGGAGCTGCTCGAAGAGTGA